GACCGAATTAACATCAGAAGATGTAGATGAGGTTATAGGACATGATTTCCAAGTAGATGTTTTTTCAAATGAAGATCCAACGGAAATAAAAAATAAAGTAGTAAAAGCCTTAAAAGAAAATGGTTTTTATCAAATAACTTGCCAAGATTTATATGAAGCAGATACAGGAATGTATCATAAAGCAATAACATGCTATTTACCAGAATATAAAACAGAAAATTAAAATAGAAATCCTCCTACTCCTTCACAAAAATAAATTTATAGGAGGAATGTAAAATGCCTAGACAAATAGGATTAGAAAATTTAACAGTAGCATTGATTCAAGAAGATACTGTAGCAGGAGTTACATATGCTACACCAATAAAATTAGAGAGAAGCATTAAAGCAAAAATCTCTCCAAAAACATCATCTGAAAAATTATATTCAGATGATTCAGTAGAAGAAATCTTAAATAATTTCGATTCATGTGATGTAGAAATTGAAATTAATCAATTACAATTAAAAACTAGAGCCTTAATACAAGGGTCAAAAATAGTTAATGGAATACTTGTAGAAAATAAGGATGATATTGCTCCAGAACTTGCATTAGGTTTTAGAAGTAAAAAATCAAATGGAAAATATCGTTATGTATGGTTACTAAAAGGAAAATTTGAAATAACAGAAGATGAATATGAAACAATAGGAGAAAAACCAACAGCACAATCAAATACAATAAGTGGCTCTTTCTATGGTAGAAATTGTGACGGAAACTGGAGAATAATGGAGGATGAGGATGCAGAAGGCTCAGATCCAAATAGAGTTGCTAATTGGTTTAAAGAAATACCAGATGTCAAAGAAAAAATTGAGGAAGAATTACCACCAGTAGTAGAGCCAGAGGATAATCCAACAACAGGAGATAATCCAGAAGGTGGAAATGAAACAGAGTCTGGAAATGAAACAGAGTCTGGAGATGGAACAGAGCCTGGAGATGGAACTGAAACTGGAGATGGAACAGAATCAGGAGATGGAACTGAAACTGGAGATGGAACAGAATCAGGAGATGGAACTGAAACTGGAGATGGAACAGAATCAGGAGATGGAACTGAAACTGGAGATGGAACAGAGTCAGGAGATGGAACTGAAACTGGAGATGAAACAGAGTCAGGAGATGGAACTGAAACTGGAGAGCCAGAAGAAAATGGCGATGAAAATCTAGAAAATCCAGAGGGATAGAATAAAGGGTGGAGGAAACTCCACCTAATTTTAATATTAGGAGGAATTAAAAATGGCTACAAAAAAAGTAAAAGCAAATGATTTGAGAAAAACAAAAAATAATAAGATAAATTTAGAAGGAAAAGAATATGAATTAAATTTAGACCTTAATGCGTTTGCAGAATTAGAAGAAATATATGGAGATGTAACAGAGGCACTTGATGGATTAGAAAAAGGATCGTTCAAAGCAATTAGAGCAATTCTATTCGCAATCTTAAAAAGCCAAGATGAAGAATTGACTTTAGTAAAAGTTGGAAAAATGATAAATATGTCAAATATTGTTGAAATAACAAATAAATTAACTGCAACAGCAGAAAATTCATTACCAGAATTAGATGAGGGAGAAGTAGAAGAAAAAAACGAATCAGAGAGTCAAACACCAATCCAATAGAAAATAATTGGGATTGGCGGTTGGCTCTATTATTTAGGCGTAAAAATACTGAATATTCCAGAAAATGAATTTTGGAGTATGACACCAAAAAAGTTGTGTATATTAGCCGAATTACATTATAAATATTCGCAACCAAATGGTAAAGGGGTAAAAGATGAGGATGATTCACTAGGGTATATTGATGAAATATTCAATTAGGAGTGAATAAGAATGGCAGTAGAAGAAACTTTGGCAAAACTTGGTATAGAAATCGCATTTGATTCTAGTGGACTTAAAGAAGGAATAACAAAAGTAAATAACAATTTGAAAACATTAAAGTCAGAACTAAATTTGTCAAAGTCTACTATGTCGAATTTTGGAAATACCACAGAAAGCCTAAAAATTAAAGCTGAAAATTTAAGTCAAACAATAACAAATCAAAAAGCAAAAGTAGAGTTATTAACAAAACAATATGAAGCATCTGTCCAAGCAAAAGGCGAGGATGCAACTGCAACGCAAAAATTAAAAGTACAATTAAATAATGCAACAGCAACATTAAATGAAATGGAAAGACAATTAGAAAACTTAAACTCTGATATAAAAGGTCATGTTGCAGAATGGAAAGCGTTAGGAACAACATTAACTACAGTAGGAAGTAAGATAAAATCAGTAGGAACTACAATTTCAAGTGTAGGAAGTACATTAACAAGATATGTAACTACTCCAATTGTAGGATTAGGAACAGTATCAACAAAAGCAGCAATAGATTTTGAAAGTGCTTTTGCAGGGGTAAGAAAAACAGTAGATGCGACTGAAGAAGAATTTGCAGAATTAGAAAAAGGCATAAGACAAATGTCTACAGAACTACCTGCGAGTGCAACAGAAATAGCAGGTGTAGCAGAAGCGGCTGGACAATTAGGAATAAAGACTAAAGATATACTAGAATTTACAAAAGTAATGATTGACTTGCGGAGAATCTACTAATTTGTCAGCGACAGAAGCGGCAACATCGCTAGCTAAATTTGCAAATATAACCAATATGAGTGCAGAAAACTACAGTAATCTAGGCTCTGTAATTGTAGCACTTGGAAATAACTTTGCTACGACAGAAGCAGATATTGTGGAAATGGCAACTAGACTTGCAGCAACAGGGGAATTAGCAGGACTAACAGAGCCACAAATAATGGCACTTGCTACATCTATGAGTTCGGTAGGAATAGAAGCTCAAGCAGGTGGATCTGCAATGAGCAAACTATTGAAACAAATACAAGTAGCAGTAGAAACAGGTAATTCAGAATTAAATGACTTTGCCTCTGTAGCAGGAATGTCAGCAGCACAATTCAAAAAAGCATTTCAAGAAGATTCGGTAGGAGCCTTGTCTGCATTTATAGAAGGATTAAATGATACAGAAAGAAATGGAAAATCTGCAATTGTAATATTGGAAGAAATGGGCTTAACAGAAGTAAGGCTATCAAATACAATATTATCATTAGCAAACGCAGAAGGCTTAATGACTGGTGCAATTGATATGGCAAATAGTTCATGGAATGAAAACAACGCACTTTCAAAAGAAGCAGGACAGAGATATGCAACCACAGAAAGTCAATTAGCCATGTTGAAGAACTCGCTAAAAGATGTGTCGATAGAATTGGGACAAGCACTATTACCAGTAATAATTGATTTAGTAGAAATGCTAAAACCAATAGTTGCTAGTATAAAGGAATGGGCAACAAATTTTAAAAACCTAGATGAAGAAAGTAAAAAAAGTAAATTAGGTTTTATTGCTTTTATAGCAGCACTAGGTCCAGCATTAGGAGTAATAGGAAAAGTAGTATCTTCAATAGGAAGCATTGTTTCAGTAGCAGGAAAATTATCAACAGCAATTGGAAATGCAGGTGGGATAGCCAAAGCATTTTCATCAATTATGAGTGCGATTTCTGGACCAGTAGGATTAGTAATTGTTGGTATAACAGCATTAGTGGCCGCATTAGTACATTTATACAAAACAAATGATGAATTTAAAGAAAAAGTTCACGCAGCAATTGATAAGATAATGCAAGTAGTACAGAAACTTTGGGGAATTATCCAACCGATATTAGATATGGTTATGGAATTACTTGCAGAATTGTGGGAAGCCATCCAACCTTTAATAGAATTAGTTGGCAATGTACTAGTTGATGTGATAATGGTACTGATGGACATTTTGAGTGTGGTTTTAGATGCTCTCAAACCTGTTATAAATTTAGTAAAAGTATTATTTGATGCCCTTAAACCAATAATACAAGTAATAGGCGATTTGATATCCGCATTAGCACCAGTAGTAGAATTATTGATAAATGTACTGTTACAAGCACTAAAACCGATAATAGACATAATATCTATTCTTGTCAAAATTCTTACACCAGTAATAGAAATATTGATAAAAATAGTAGAAATAGCCTTAAAACCAATAATTACAGTATTATCTACAGTAATAAAATGGATTGCAGATTTCATAAATGCAATAATGAATATAGGCGAAACAGTTTCAAATATAGGAAATGTAATATCTGGAGCTTGGAATAATATAAAGAATTGGTTTGGAGATGGAATCAATAAAATAAAAGATTCTTGGAGTAAAGGCTGGAATGCTATAAAAGATAAAGGCAGCGAAGTATGGGGAAATATAAAGACAGGAATATCAAATACTTGGAACAATATAAAAGAAACTTGTTCAACTAAAGTAAATCAAGTAAAAGAGGGAATTGGAACAGCGTGGGAAAATATAAAAACCAATACAGGAAATTTAGTAACTAACATTAAAGATGGAATTCAAAATAAATGGTCAGAGATAAAAAATAATACAAGCAATGTTTGGGATAACATTAAAAACAAAGTTGTAGGTGCTCACGAATGGATGTATAACCATAATTATTACTATGAAGATATGACTAACTTTATTACAAGCAAATGGTCAGAAATAAAAACTAAAACTGCAGAAACTTGGAATAATGTAAAAACTACAATAAGTACCACATGGGATAATATAAAAACTAAAGTAAGTACAACAGTAGAAAATGTAAAAAATGGTATAAATACAAAATGGAATGAAATAAAAACAGCAACATCAAGTGCTTGGGAAAATGTGAAAACTACAACCTCAAATGCTTGGAATAATGTGAAAACATCTGTAAGTAATGTAGCAAATAATATAAAAACCGCAGTAAGTTCGAAATGGAATGAAGTTAAAACTGCAACAACAAATGCATGGAATAATATTAAGACTAATACAACAAATGCATGGGAAAATGTAAAAAATACAGTAGGAAATAAGTTATCACCAATTATAAATAGCGTGTCAAATGCATGGAATAATATCAAAACTAATACGATTAACGCATGGAATAACTTAAAAAGTAGTGTATCTAATAAAGTTACAGAAATTAAAAATGCAATATTCAATAAGTTTAATGAAATAATAAATTCGGCTAAAAACTGGGGTAAAAACTTAATACAAGGCTTTATAGATGGAATTAAATCAATGATTCAAAATGTAAAAAATGCAGTTTCAAATGTTATAAATTCAGTAGCATCATTTCTAGGATTCCACTCTCCAGCAAAAGAAGGAGAAGGTCGTCACATTATAGAATGGGGCGAGAATATGATAGCAGGTTTTATGGATGGTATAGATAACAAATCACAGGCATTAAAAGACAAAATGGCATCTTTATTATCTGCACCAGAGTTATCATCAAAAGTAGATATAGGATTACAATCATTAAATAGTAAGTCAGCAGGAACACTAGGAAGCAATACAACTAATAACAATACAACAACGAATAATAGTAATTTTACATTACATATTGATAAATTCGTAAATGAAAGAGAACAGGATATAGAAAGACTTGTAGAAGAAATTGAATTCTATAGACAGAAACAATTAACTGCAAAAGGAGGAACTGTATAATGGCATATTTTATATATAATGGTAAGAATTCCAGAGATATGGGGGTAATACTAGAAAGTTTACCTCCTATCACTAGACCAAAAAGAAGAATGGAAACATTAACAATTCCAGGTAGAAACGGAACTTTGTGTATAGATGAGGGGGTATATGAATCAAATTCAATATCCCTTAAATGTACATTAAAAAGAGGTGTTGATCCTCACAAAATTACCAGTTGGCTAGAGCCATTTGGAACGATAACTTTTAGTGATGAAATAGATAGATATTACAAGGCTAGAATTGTGAACTCAATACCATTAGAAAGAGTATTTAGAATAAGTAGACAATTCATATTACAATTAGAATTACAGCCATTTGCCTATGGTAAAGAAAAATATAGAAAGAAATACCTAACAGGAATAACGCATGAATTTTACATACCAAATGCTAATACAAATATGTATCCATATATAAAAGTATCAGGCTGGGGAGAAATATCATTGACAATAAATGATAGAACGATGGTAATAACACCAGATGAATATGTAGAATTAGACTGCGAATTACAAGTAGCATATAAAGATAATATAAGTGCCAACAATAGAGTGTATGGCTCTTTTTTTGAATTAAAACCAGGAGAAAATACCATAAGTATATTTGGTAATTATACAGAATTAGAAATTGTATATCAAAAGATGTACATATAGGAAGGAAAAAATATGATTACCTTACATGATTCGAGAACAAAGAACTTCAATAATAACGGACTAGGAATTTTAAGAGATTGCGTGTCGGCAAAAGTATGTGAAGTTTTGAATGGAGAATTTAATATAAATATTACATATCCAGTAGGTGGATATTTATATCAATACTTAATAGAGGATAATATTATAGTAACAGATGTAGGATATGGAAATAGACAAGCCTTTAGAATCAAGAATGTTAATAAAAGACTAGATAATATTGAAGTGTATGCAACACATATATTTTATGATTTGAATGACAATTTATTAGAAGATATATATCCGAAATCACAGACAGGAGAAACTGTTATAAATTACATATTAAGTCATGCACAATATGAACATAATTTTATAGGCTATAGTAATATTGTTGAAACATCAACTGCTAGATATGTAAGAAAGAATTTAGTAGAGGCACTAATAGGAGAAGATAGCAATTCGTTCATTAACAGATGGGGTGGCGAAATTATTAGAGATAATTATAACATAACAATGGTAAATAAAAGAGGTGTAGCAAATGGCATGCAAATAAGATATGCAAAAAATCTTACAGGAATTCAGTTTCAAATAGACAGAACTACAGTAGGAACTAGAATAATGCCAAAGGCATACGATGGAACTTTATTGCCAGAAAGATATATTGATAGCCCTAATATAGATTTATATCCACATCCAATAATTAGAATAATTGAATATTCTGATTTAAAACTAGCAGGAGAAGATGGAGATGGATATGCTACTACAACAGAATTATATGAAGCGATGAGAAATAGAGTACAAGAAGAATTTGAAAATGAAATTGATAAACCAACAATTACTACTACAGTAAATTTTATAGAGTTAGCCAATACAAAAGAATATGAACAATATAAAGAATTAGAAAAATTAAATATAGGAGATTATACAACAGTATATGTTCCTCATTTAGAAATAAATATTACACAAAGAGTATATAAAACTAATTATGATGTCCTATTAGGTCGCTTTGTAGAATTCGAAATGGGATATGTAAAATCAAATTATATTACACAGATTATAAAAAGTGAAGCTAATATGCAAAATGTAGTATTACCAAGCATAGTAGAGCAAGCAGCACAAAGTTCTACAGAACAAGTTAATTACCAAATAGAGGAACAAGTGAATGCAGCACTTGCAGGATATGTGTATAAAACAAAAGAAGCACTATATGTAATGGATAGTAGTAGCCTAAATGCTGCAAGAAAAATATATAAATGGAGCAAATTAGGCTTAACCTATAGTAGCAATGGAGTAGATGGACCATACGAAACAGTAATGAGTCAAGAAGGAGAAGTCAATGCAGATTTCATAAAATCAGGAACAATAGATCCAAAACTTATTGGAGCAGGAATCAACGCAAGTTTAATTACAGAAGGAATTATCAATGCAAATTTAATAACTGATGGAGAAATCAATGCAGATTTAATTACTAAAGGAGAAATCAATGCAGACCTAATAACAAAAGGAAGTATAAATGCAAGTTTAATAACAACAGGTTTAATAAGAGCAGATTTGATAGCGAGGGGAATACTAAAAGATACTCGTTCAACTTTTAGTATTGACCTAGAAACAGGGAAAATAACATTTGACCAAATATACCTAAATAGAATAACAGCAGTAAATGGAGAAATCGAAATAACAGGAGATTTGAAAGTTATAGGCGACATATATGTTAATGGAAATAAGTTAAATAAGGAGGAAACTGAAGAAGATGGCGGAACTAATAATGAAAACTAATATATTCGATGTAGACTTTGAAAAAGGAACATTGAAACCTAGAGAAGCGGTGCAATTAGTACAATACGATAATAAAACAAATTTATTTGTATTTAATATTCTAAATGAAATGGCACTAGGAAATTCTCTAATGTTAAGAATAAAGCATTATGAAGGTAATGAATTTGAATATCCACTAGTAATATCAGATAACAGAGCCCAAATACTAATAACAAACAATGTAACTTATGTTCCAGGAGAAATGAAATTATCAGTATCATTAATA